CATCTATAACACCAGCATCCGCCAAAAACAATTTTAAGAAACCGTCCCATTCGTCTGTATTTGTGCTATCTCCATTCCATATTTTGCTATCAACATCCTCGGCAGTTTGTCCTAAAACTTCTACTTGGATAGCACAAATACAGATGAATGGGACGGTTTCTTGAAATTGTTTTTAGCTGATGCAGGTGTTATCGATGTTGATATTGATGCAGTAACAGAAGCAAACGTAGTAGCGCAATTGAAATTAGCTTTAACAGCTATTCCTATCGCATTGAGAAGAAAAACTTTAAACGTTATGGTTTCTCCTGATGTTTTTCAAACTTACACTTTTGCTTTAACCACTCCTCAAATCACAAACGGTTTGGGTGCAGAAGAAAAACAAATTAGATTTGGTAAATATCTTTTAACTGAAGTTAATGGTTTACCTGCTAACACGATTGTAATTGCAGAAGCTAAAAATTTAGTTTTCGGTACAGGTTTAGAAGCTGATTTTAACCAAATTTCAATGGTTGATGAGGATGAAGTAGGTTTGTTAACAGGTCAAATCAGAGGTAAAATGGTTTACTCTGGTGGTGTTCAGTATTACAACTCTGAAGAAATCGTTTGGGCTAGACCAATCGCATAAGTAAACAAGTAACAAGGGCGGATTAGTTTTCGCCCTTATTTTAAATAAATAAGATATGGCTTGTGATATTACAGCAGGAAGGTTAAGAGCCTGTAAACAAAATATTGGAGGATTAGGCAAACTATTCCTTTTTAACTATGTAGAAGACCCGTTTACTTACGCTAATGGAATTGCAACAGCAATTAACCCATTACTTACAACTGTTTTTGAATACGAAATAGAAGGCGACGGTAATAATGTTTCTGAAAGTATTGTTTCTGATAGAAACACAGGTACTTCAGTAAACACTCAAACTACTACAATAGTTTTGAAAAAGATTGACGCTGTTACTTCGGCTCAATTAAATCTATTGACTTACGGTTTCCCAATGGCGGTTGTAAAAGATAGAAATGGAATTTACCACGCTTTAGGTATTGATGATGGTATTGATTTTACAGTAGTTCAATCAACAGGAGGCGCAAAAGGTGAACTTAACGGTTACACATTAACAGGTGTTTCTACAACAGGAGCATTATCTCCTAAATTAGACAGCGCAACAGCGATAGCATTTGAGGCTTTAGTGTAATTTTTTTTATAATTAGTTATTTTTTAAAACCCTATTTGTCACAAAATAGGGTTTTTTTAGTTATAATAATATGAAAGTAGTTAATCCAAACGATACCGAACACACAATTGTATTAATTCCAAGATACTACCCAGTCGATGCTATAACATTTAGTCTATTTAACGAGGCTACACAAACAAGTGAAAACATCGATAACACTTATACAATTACAGACGGTAATTTATCAATAGTTTTTGAATATACTTTTACAGAAAATACAAAGTTTCAAATAAAATTAGACGAAAGTGAGATAGTTTACAGAGGAAAACTAATTGCAACAAGTCAAATTCCGCAGGATTACAAGCTAACAGATAACGTATATTATTCATAATGGCAGAACCAAAACAAGATATTCGACTAATACAACTAAACAACTACATACGTCCAAAAGTAGATGAAAACAAATCTAAAAATTGGGTTTTAAACGGTAAAAATAATGCGTTTTATTTTTACTTAATAGATAGGTTTAATGGTTCGCCTACAAATTCGGCTATTATCAATTCTTATATTGACATGATATATGGAAAAGGTATATATGCAAGAAACGCTTTTACTAATACTGAAGATTGGCTACGTTTTAAAGTAGTTATGAAAGATGTAGATGTAAGACGTATAGTTTCTGATTTCGTTATGTTTAATGAATTTAGCGCGCAAGTAATAAAAGCTAAAAACAAAAAGGATTTAGGCGCAATTAAACACACGCCAAAAGAACGCATTGCGCCATCAATTGAGAATGAAGATGAAGAAATTGAAACCTACTTTTATTCACGTGATTGGAGCAATGTGAATAAATTTAAACCATTACCGTTTCCAGCTTTTTCAACTTCAAAAGAAGAAATAGAAATCTACAACGGCAAACCTTATAAAGCGGGTAAAACTTATTTTTCAGACCCTGACTATTTAGCGGGTCTTCCTTACATGGAAATGGAGGAGGAGATTTCTAACTACTACATTAACCATATTAAAAACGGTTTATCTTTCGGTTACATTATTAATATACCAGACGGTAATAGTTTAAGCGAAGATGAAAAAGACGAATTAGAGCGTAAAATAAAACAAAAATTAACAGGCTCGAGTAATGCGGGTAAATTCGTTTTGTCATTTAACGGGCGAGATGCCGAAATTACAGTTACACCATTAACTGTAAATGATGCACATAAGCAATGGGAATATTTGACAAGCGAAAGCCGTCAACAAATTATGACTTCTCACAGGGTTGTTTCTCCTATGCTTTTCGGTATTAAAGATAATACAGGATTTGGAAATAATGCAGAGGAGTTGGACACAGCACGTGAGCAATTGATTAAATACGTTATTGAGCCAAAACAAAGGTTTATAATTGACGGTATTAAAGAAATTTTAGAGCATTACGATATTAATTTAGATTTGTATTTTAAGCCTTTAAAAGAAGTTGAAGTTTCTTTGTCAGATGAAAAAAAAAAGTCTGATTTAGATTTGTTTATTGATTTAGGTGAGGATGAAGATTTAGAGAATTACGACCTGATAGAATGTAAGCCTGTAAATTATGATGAAGAAACGAGTATAGGTTTAGCAAGTACAGGAACAGCAACGCCAAATAATAAATCGAGATATGATTTATTTGATACCATTACACGTTATCGTTATGCGGGTAGTATGCTAGGAGAAAGAGAATTTTGTTATAAAATGGTAGGTGCAAAAAAGATATATCGAATTGAAGATATTGAGGCAATGAATGATAAACCCGTTAACGCAGGTTTTGGGCCCGAAGGAGCAAACACTTACGACATATTTAAATATAAAGGCGGTGTAAATTGCCATCATTATTGGGAGAAACTAACATACAAACGTAAAAACGAAAGTGTAAAAGTAGATGTTAAATCACCAATTGCAATCGATAAAAGTAAACAACAACCCGCAAAGGGATTGGCAGGAGTAGAACCAATTAATATGCCAAATAGAGGCGCATTAAATTAATATTATGGCAGAGTTTTTATTTATTACACCACATGAAATGACTTCAACAACCGTATTAGGCGGTAATGTTGATATTGATAAATACATTTTTTGCATTGCAAATGTGCAATTAACAACTATTGAACCATTGTTAGGCACTGAATTGTATGATAAGATTTTAACTGATGCTGAAGCAAGTTCTTTATCAGGATTGTATTTAACTTTATATAACGATTACGTTAAACCAATAACTAAAAATAAGGCAACTGCTGAATACATTGAGATAGGTCAATACATGGTTGATAACGGTGGTATTTACAAACATACAGGCGATAATATAGAGGTTGTTAGTAAGGATGAAATTATGTTTTTATCAAATAAATACAATGCTTACGCTCAAATGTTGATTTTAAGGTTTAACAAATGGATATGTAATAATTCAATACCAGAATACAAGACCTACCAAGACGACGTTAACGCAAATAGAAATATTAAAGTAACAGCGGGTTGGAAATTAGACGGTAATAATTACGATGACAGAAAATGGTATCTACAATAACAAGCGGTTATAATAGAAAATGCAAAGATAATTTAGGAGGAGTAGATGAAATTTATCTTTTCCCTTTTGTAAATTATTCACGCTCCCAAATAAACGTAAGCGAAAATATTTTAGTCACTTTTCCAACTACAACTATTTATAAATTCTATTCTAATGGTTCACCTAATGCAAATGAAAGTCAGGAGCAAGACGACGGAGGAAAATATTATAATCAAACCTTAGCTTTAGAATTACAAGGAGCAAACGAAAGCGAAAACATAAGCAAGTTATTGCGTAAAGATTACCGTTTAATATTTAGAGATAGAAACGGATTGTACCGTATTTTTGGACTGTATAACGGATTAGAAGCAGGAACTTTAAATTATGATACAGGAAGCGGTAAAAGTGATTTTAATGGCTTTAAAATAGATTTTAGCGGTAAAGAAGAATACCAAAGTTTTTTTATAAATGATTTAGAGGAGGCTGGTTTTTTTAATGCTGATTTTGATTACAGAATTACAGAAGCTGGAGAATTTAGAATTACGGAAAATAACGAATTTAGAATAGTAAATTAATTATGGCAAATAAAAAGATAACAGATTTAACTTTAGCAACTACGCCTTTAGGAGGAACGGAGGAAATAGAGTTAGTACAAGGCGGTGTAAGTAAAAGGGTTGCTGTTAGTGAAGTAAGTGGTGGCTCAGGCGTCCAAACCGTAACAGGCACAACCGTAGATAACACCGACCCGCTTAATCCTATTGTGAATGTTCCGACATTACAGCAAGTGACGGATGTTGTACCTGATGGGAATGTTACTACAAATTATATTGAAATTAATAACGGAAGTAATTCAACTATTGTTGATGCTGGGAGTATTACTTATGAGGATATTGGCATAAAATCAAGAGGTGACAATAGTTCTGAAATAGGATTTAATGAAGGCTTAAATAGTATTAGATTAAAAAGACCATTAGTTTTAAGTCAATCAACTAATGAAATTTTTTTAAAAGAAGCAATGTTTCCAAGTATAGACGAAACAATATCTTATGATAGTTCGATTATAACTACAAATACAACAGCTAAAAATGATTTTAAATTTTCCGCAAACGGCACAATTACCGTAACAGACCCAACACCTGTAACTAACAAAGGTTACATCGTTCACGTTATATCAGGTACTTCAACTATTGGAGGCGTAGGATATACAGCGGGGGCGTTGGTATATCGATTTTACGATGGTAGTGTTTGGGTTAGTAAGAATTATAATACTCCAATAGACGCCATACCAACAGACGGCTCAACTAATGCGGTAGAGAGTAACGGGGTGTTTGATGCTTTGGCTTTGAAGAAAACAGTATATTATGAGAACACAACACCGTCAACGGCGGTAACGGGTACAACTGCTGAAACACAAATTTCAGGTGCTAATTTTACAATTTTAGCCAATACCATAAACGCAAATAGTCATTTGTTTATTTTACCTACCATTTACAAAACAGTAGCAACGAATACAACTCAGGTGCGCTTAAAGTTTAATACAACCAATAATTATGCAGGAGCTACGACAATAGCGAATTTTGCAACGTCAGGAACAAATACTTACGGAGGTGGGCATCGTAAATTATCTATAAATGGAGGTAATATAAAAGGTTTATCTTTCACATCTGCGATTATTCAAGATTTCATTTCAAGCGGTTCTGGTGTGAGTTCTACATCATTTCCTGTAACAGGTGATTTATACTTTTTTTGGTCAATTCAAAACAATGCGGTCGGTGATAGTTCTACTTTAGAAAATGTTCAAATTACATCATAACTATGAAAACAATAATTAATAAAAATACAAGTAAGGTTTTATTCGCTACAACGGACGATAATTACATAGTTGCAGAAAATGAAATTGCAATTTCTGAATTGTTAACAACGTCTTTAATCGTTCCTTATTTTAATCAAACAACGAGGGTGTTTTATGAAGGCGCAACGACTGAAGAAATTACCATAGCTGAAACAACACAAGACGAACTTTTCACAATACAACAAGAATTAGACGGTATTGCTTTATACCACCGTCACAAAGAACGTTTAAGACGTCGAGTTTTAAAGGGTAACATGACACTAGCCGAAAGTAAAACAACTAGAAAAGTATTAAGAGAAACACATTTATATTTAAAAAGTGGGGACTTTGATATTGCATTAGATTTAGCGAGTGCAATAACAGGACAAACGGCAAAAGTGACTGCTGAAATAACTTGGTTAATTGGAAAAATGAATAATACATTAGCGAAATGATGAAATTAATAAATAAATATTGGAATTGGTTGCACGTTATTGGAGGTGCATTAATAGCTTTTTTGCTTAACTTTACATTTGATAATTATTTTTTATATGAGCGTTTAATAGTTGTTTTTGTCGTTACATTAATTGCGGGTATCACTTGGGAAATAGGAAGAATGATACTTAAAAAATCTTTTTTCGATATTAACGATGTTTACCGAACAATTTCAGGAGGTTTAATTTTAACACTATTTTTATGAAAGCATTATTTTTATTTTTATTTATCGCAATGACATCAACGCCTCAAGTAATAGGCTTAAACGGTGTGTATTTTAAACAAGGCAATCAACACTACGTTAACTTAGGTTGGGGAACATCTTTGAATAGCACACAACCTTACTACAACACAATAAGACAAGGTAGTACAGTAATTGCAAATGGCTATTCAGAACCTTACAACCGTATTAGTATTCCCGTTTTGGGAACTTTTCAAAGTGGCACTTATTCCGTTACCCAAACTTATAATGGTGTAGAAAGTGCGCCTCAATTTGTAACTATAACTAAAATAAAGAAGTAGCATGAATTTTATATTTGAAAATTGGTTAGCAATTATAAGCACAGTATCAATTCCAATAGCGTGGATATTTGGAGGTAAACAGGCAAAATCAGTAGAAATAAAAAAGGCAAATGGTGACGCAGTAGCAACGATGCAAAGCGTTTATGACCAATTTCTAAGCGACTATAAAGACCGAATGAGTGAATTAATGACAGAATTAACAAGCGTTAAAACGTCGAATATTGGTTTACAAAGTC